AGCTGTTCTCAATATACCAGCGACCTGATGGACCTTGAAATCCATGATTCCAAACACGTACCCAGGGAAGTTCCTCTCCCTTCGGCGGCGGAAGAAAGCGAATAACGGCGTACCCATTACCTGCCTTATCTACAGCCGGACTCCAGAAACGGTCATCATCACGACGCTCTCCGCTCGCTGGCTTTGCAATCTTTTCAACCTCTTTCATGAGGTTATCGAAGTTGCCACGATTCTTACGTAAATCTGATAAACTTGTGAACGACATGTGTATCTCCTTGTATAACGGTGTATGAAATGTGTATAACGCTGTGTGGTCCTACCATGATATTGTTACCGCTCATACTCATCTTCATCATCATGTGAATAGGCTTCGTCAAAATAATCTTCATCAAATTCATCGTCGTCAATCATATCATAGATTGCCTTCCGATGCTTGCTGAATTTATCTTTTTCAATTTTCTTGGGCTTTTTGAAATCACGATAATCTTCTTCGTAATCCCAATCACGATTTCTACTCATAGAATGCCTTCTGTGTAATCATGAAAAACTTGTCCTTGTCTATTTTGATGAAGGGTGAATATTTGTGAATCAGTCTTGAAGTAGATGTCCACACAGGATCCATCACAAGATTATCATCTACTTCATTACTAAATCTATATAGTTTATTTAGAATTACAAGTGTTTCTAGGGAACATTTTTTACCACAATAGGCTTTTAAAATGGCAGGATGACCATTCCTACAAACCCACGTATCTTCAATTAACATAGATTGTGTGGCTAGATATTCCATGTCCTGTTTATACGTGTAGGTTAAACTTTCCTGAACACGTTTCCATTGTGTGAAAATTTCTGGTCCGGTGTTTTCAAAAATACCCCAATCATTACCACAAAGAAAATTGGCAACCAAATAATTGATGAATTCTTCTTCATCATAATTATATTGCTTCATCAACACTTCCAACTTCTTTTTGAAACTAGGCTTTACTCCAGCTTTTGGCTTTCGAGGAGCTATGCCACTGCGAATATCATAGTTATCAGTTGTGAAATGAAGGCGCAGAGCAGTGTATATTTTATAAGCATCATTTACATTCATACAGGTAGTTTGCCAGTTTTCTTTAACAAATTCATTTCTTCAGCTTCGGCTTGAATTTTTTCTTTCAACGATGAAGAAATCATGGATGCAATGGCCACCGGTTCAATGTCCTTGTCAGCACAATATTCTAAAAGTGCTTCCATATAACCAATTTTTCTACGAATGGCTTCTCGTTCAATAAACATTGAAAAATCTTGGGTGTTTGTGAATTCTTTTGTTATCAGATATTCGACTGATATTTGATTAGGATCCGTTTCTTTCTTTTTTGCCATAAGTGTTAGCTGCATAAAAAATGTGATTGCCAATTTGCTTTATTGGACGAGCAAATGTCCATCCTGGTGTGATGCTCGTATTATGAAAATACAGTGCATTCTTTAAACTAACAACACGGACGTTCTTTGTCAAGACTTCAGTGGCCACATGTTTGGCTCTCTGATATAACGAAGAGTTTAATGACTTTTTGGGAGCGCAAGTCCAAGAAAATTGACACCCACGGATATTACGTTGGTAAACTACACCACATATGGTTTTTGGAAACCTAGGATGACGAACTCGATTCATGGTGACAGTGGCGACTGCCAACTTACCGTCATATGATTCGTTACCGGCCTCGTAATAAATGTTTTTTGCCAAACAGGTTAGTTCAGATTGTGATATTCTTTTCGTGATAGGTACTGGCTTTTTAATAAGCGGCACCGGATTATGTGGGAAAGTTTTTACACCTATTGTTAGTAACATCCCAGTGAACAAAATCTGTTTAATCATATCTCCTCCTGATAGTCGAATACTTGATAATCATCATAAAATAGATGACGAACTACTTGTTTAAATAGCACATCCTCAAAATTTAAATGTTCTAAATGATTAGTTTTAATTGTTCCCACTTTTTGTAATTTGGCAACGTCTATACCTAAACTATTATATAACCAATCATTAAATTCTTCAATTTTTTCGTATTTAAAGTATTTTACTTTTGGATGATATGCCCAAAAAGTTTGAGTTTTAAAAAAAGAATCATAGTAATTAATAAATTCTACACCAAAAATTTCTTTAAAATCTTTATTGTTTTTAGGAATACAATTTCTTTCAAAATTGTCATACAAAAAATTAACTAAATCATCCATGTTATTCAATGGCATTTTACCAGGATGATTTATACAATTGTTCGTATCACACTGTTGATTTAAATCTGCTAAATGTTTTAGAGCCGAAATAAACCTTGTTCTTGGATCACGAAGAACAGTAAACCCAGAATATTTTTTTTCGTGTTGTGTATATAACACTGAAAATGGTTTATGAATGTGATAGAGTTTTTTATTACCAACAAAAAACTCATCTCCATTAGGATGGAATAATTGTGAATATGCTCTAGTTCCAGTTTTTGGAACTTTTATCCAAATAAACTTTTCATCATATTTTTTAGATTGAATTAACATAAATTAGCAACAATACGGAAAACAACAAAATCCGCCCTTTCCGCAATCACCATGCGTATAACAAAACTCTGGAGTGACTAATAAAATAGTTTCGCCATTATTTTCTGTAAGATATTTTTCTGTTTCAATCAAATCTATTTCACTTTCATTTTGTTCATACACCCCTATAGTATATCTAGTGTAATAAGCTACCCCTTCTACATCAAGAGAAGTTATGAAAATTGCGTATTTTCCATTTTCTATATCCATATCTGGATTTATAATTAATTCTAAACCTTCTTCTGAAAAAGTAGAATTTATCCAGGGCAATTTCTTTCTTAAAAAATTTACACCTGATAAATTTGTTCCATCATAAACAACAGCTTCGTCATAAATAGCACTATTTATAGGTACTTTATTTTTCAGTAAAATTTTAGTTATTTCACCTTTTTTAGCTAAAAATAAACGATTAAAAGGTTCACTCCAAATACTTCTTGAGTTTAAATAAGGAGCTGAGATTAAACGATTTGGAGTTGTTCCATATATAGCTTCATTTCTAAACAGCATATCCTGAACTGCATTATCTATTACTATATTTTGTATTTGTTGTGCAGTAAAATCCTTGTAAAGATTTATATATTGGGCAACTACACCAGATACTATGGCAGCACTCAATGAAGTGCCTGAAGCAAAACCAAAATTTTCATTATCTAAATTAGCTATCATAATATTTATTCCTGGTGCAAATAAGTCTACTTCTGGACCAAAATTAGTACTTTTAGTGAAATTCCATCTTATTACTCTATCATAAACATCAGTAGCACCAACTCCTATAACTGTGTTAAGACCAACAGGAGAACGAGTATCAGCTGCAACTCCATCATTTCCGGCGGCCGCCACGACCACGAGTCCCGCTTTTTGTAGTTCCATTATTTTAGCATCAACTAATTGACTTTTATCTACTGTCCAAGAACAATTAACTACTTTAACTTTTTCAGGTGTTAGGAGATGGTCTGTTAAAACAGCTTCAAAAGCCTCTAATAATTTAGAAACAGTGACCGCACCTACAGGAATCTTAACATTTTTAATAATACAATTCTTTGAAACGCCTGAAGTTTTTCCACTGATTAAATGAGCTAATCCCGTGCCATGTCCGATAGAATCATTGAAATCTTCATTGAAAGTATATAAATCTTCAATACGGCTTTGATTTAAAGCAAGATGATCCTTTTTAATACCAGAATCTACCAAGTATATGACAACATCATCACCGTGATTTATCGGGTTATAATTAATTTTAAGAGGTAAAGATGTAGTCACTAGACGTAGCAAATGCCAAGGCCAAGTTGCTGCTTCCACATTTAATGTAAGATTGCTCTCTTCTTCAAAAGAGGTTATTCCATCTATATTGTCAAGAACAGACAAATCAAATTCGGTTGGTAATGAAATCCCTAAAACACACATATTTGGTAGTTCGTAGACTATATCACCAAAATTAGAAAGAATAATTTTTAAAGCTTCTAAAGCAGTTTCTTTCGTATAAGAAATATTAACCAGTCTCATATAGTAACCTAGTTGAAGTTATAATAGTTTATTTATGTCGATTATATCGTTACTTTCAATAGCCCATGCCCTTTCCATACAAAAATAACATCCTCCGCACCGCTCGTAGCCAGGTAAGCCGCAAGATTTAGTTATGGACAATAAATCCAGTAAACCTTCGTCTTTATATATTTTTATTATTTCAGTTTTATCTAAATCTATAAAAGGACGGATATGATATTCATTGGCCACTGGGCCGCGGACGGGAGGAGTGTCGCCTGGTATATACACTGTAGGTTGTATATGGTATACTACTTTGTTACACCCCGTGTATACTACGCCAGGATATATCATAAGTATATTTTCTACTGCTTCTCTTATTAAAAATTTTTTATTTTTAAAATAATTTAATACATATCTGTCGTTAAAATTAACAGTCAAATATTTTATGATATTTTCTATTATTTGTTGGGTTTGCGTATTGGCATGTAAAACATGACAGATAATTTTTTTATCGGTTTGTTTAGATAGCAAAAATGTTAAAAGGGTGCTATCCGCACCCCCAGACATCAAAATGTTTATATTTTCAATATTTTCTGGAATATGTATATGCATAATATTAATGTGGGGGGTTTTCTGTTCCCAGGGTAACCCCAAACCCGGCATGCTACTTAATTAAGCAGCTAATGCAAGTGGCGAATTAAATGTGCCAGTTATAGTTTTTTGCTCTGCTTGCGGCAGTCGCCTCTCGGGTAGCTCTCTCTTGTACTTTCATCCCTGTCGAAACCAGGCACCCCCGTAACTTCTTAAGTGCTACTAAAATACTGCTAAGTGGAGGTGAGGGGAGTCGAACCCCTGTCCAAGAATAAGTTCGATTTGAGCAATCTACTACCATCCTACATTATTATTTATCAATTGTTTAAAGATATACCAAGTGAAATCATACGTCCCACATTATATCCTTCTCGTTCCAAGGTGCCTTGCATAAACCGATACCGTGCATCCAACAGATTACGAACATCCAGTTTCACATTTGCCCGTTGACCTATTGGTGCTTTTACCGTGACATCTAACATATGACGAGCCTTCTCGACAATGTTTGGAAGTGGAAGAACACCAGCGGCAAATATTCTGTCACCTACCGTGTTATACAATATGGTTGCGTTGGCCCGACCACTCATTGACGAGTACGTTAAACCTAAATTAACAACATATGGTGCTTGACCAACTAATGACCGTTTACTATCCGTCACCGTTAATCCTCTGGTCGTATCCAGTTGTACCGTTGAACTCATCACCGTAATATTACTAAAGATTGAGAGAAAAGTCAAGACCTGCTTTCGTCCTTCCAATTCAATTCCAATATTATCAGCCATTAATGCATTCTGGAAATTGGCTTGATAGGCACCAGAGGTTGCTTGTTCTACTCGTTCAATGGGATCAATAAATTGTTTTGCAAATAATCCAATACTCAAAATTTCATTTGGGTTTGGGAAGTGTTCATAACGCATATCTATATTATTAATTAATCCCCGACGCAATTTATTATTACCCGTTACACTCACACCACCTAATACATCACGGAAGGTGACAGGTGCCAACTCACGATATTCTGGACGAGTGACGGTACGAGATACTGCGAACCGAAGATTGGTGTTATCACTAAATCGTGTGT